GCCACTCTTGATTCATACAAAGAAACAGGTGTAGAACAGTATGAATATTTGGCGACATTAGAATCTAATACATGTGATGTATGCGCAAAATTAGACGGTAAAATTTATGATGTTAAAAATAAAAAAGATGGTGTTGATTATCCACTAATTCACCCTAATTGTCGTTGTACAACAGTCCCTTATTATGGCGATGTGAAAGATGAAAAGCGATGGTCTCGCAATCCTGATACTGGGAGAGGTGAGATTATTGATGGTATGAGTTTCAAGCAATGGTCGGATAAGGTTGGATTATTTACTGAACGTGATTTTGGTAAAGGCTTTGTTGATATGAAATCCCATATTAAGGGTAAAACATCTGCTAAGTTGTATAAAGATACTATCAATAGGACTCGTAGATTGGCTAATGAAGATCCTAATATTCGTGATTATGTGGCTAAACATGGTCTAAAGGTTGGTTTTGAAGATGATATATCGACATCATACGCTGTTACTGAGTGGGGTAAGAATTATCCAAAGATGGAAATCAATTATAATAATAAGAGATTTGGTCGTAAGAACCTTCATCGTAAGGCTATCGAAGGAGACATTGATGCTGGTTGGCTGATGAACATTCCAAAAAATCAAGCATTGAATTATATACCAACTCATGAAATGGGGCATGTGTTGCATAATGTTTTGTTTGAAAAACACAATCCAGATTTACCTAATACAAAATTTTATCGTAATGATTGGATTGATGGCGTTTTTGATAAGGTTTATAATGAAGCTACTAAGAAAACTGGGATGACGAGCAGAGAATTGAATGATCTGTTTGTTTCTGGATATGGTAAGCACAATAAACGTGAGTGGTTTGCAGAAATGTATGCAGAAATGAAACTAAGTGATGGAAATCCATTGACTGAAGCATTCAAGAAAGTATTGAGGGAATTGTAATGGCATTATCAAGACCATATTTTCTAGAAAATAAAGACTGGTATGTTGAAATTGATACTTTTCCTAATGAGAATGAGTATGGTAATTTTATTGATTACGAATTAACTGATAAGGCTCCACAAAAAGCCATTGATAGTTACAATGAATTTATGCCTTTATTGCGTAGTGATAAAGATTATTAAATAAAATAGTTTATTAGGGCAACTACATAATTGTAGCTGCCTTTTATTTTGCACTTGACCTGAACACGTCGTAAAAAGGTTCTTTTTTCATACTAAAATCTAGCTTGGTTAGCGTAAAAAACCGTAGGAGGACGTTATGAAACGTGATTTTTTGAAGAACTTAGGTATTACTGATGATGAAACTATTAAACAGATCATGGATGCAAATGGTCAAGATATTGAAACTGCTAAAACCGGTTCTCAATCGGATTATGATGCTGTTGTTGCTGAACGTGATGGTTTACAAGAACAGCTGAAAAGTCGTGATAAAGATATGAAGGACCTAAAGAAGCAGGCTGGAGATAACGAAGAGTTGAGTAATAAGTATACAGAGCTTCAAGCAAAGTATGATGAGGATACTCAGTCGTTAGCAGCAGATTTATCAAAGACAAAGCTCAACAGCGCTGTATCAGAAGCATTAGCGAATACAAAGGCTCGTGATGTTAATGATATTAAGGCTTTGTTAGATATGGACCAAGTGGCATTAGGTGAAGATGGTAAATTATCAGGATTAGATGAGCAAATCGAAGGGTTACAAGAAACTAAGTCGTATCTGTTCGAAGGAGAAGTTATCGCTAAGGGTGGCAATCCAGCGGACGGTAAAGGTGGTAAAGGTGCAACTGATCTTATGGCAGAGGCATTAGGTATCATCGAACAAAAATAGAAAGGTATTTATAAAATGGCAGATCGTAACAAAAATTATAATTACATTACTAAAGATGACAACATCTTTGATCAAAAGATCAATCAAGGATTGATTACAGGAATTTTAGGATCACCAAACGTTAATTTGGTTAATGGGGGAAAGTCATTTACTTTGACTACTATCTCGACATCAGGTTTAAAAGATCATAATCGTAATAAAGGGTTTAATGTTGGTACCGCTAAGAATGATAAAAAGGTCTATACCATGGAGCAAGACCGAGATATTGAGTTCTATATTGATAAGCAAGATGTTGATGAGACGAATCAAGATTTGGCAACAGCGAATATCACGAAGACCTTTGTTGAAGAAAATGTTCAACCGGAAATTGATGCCTATCGTTTTGCTAAGTTAGCGAAGAGTGCGGTTGAAGCAGAGCACGGCACTGAAGAAACTTTAACTGTTGATAATGTTTACTCACGATTAAAGGCTTCAATCTTACCTATTCGCAAGTATGGTTCACAAAATATTGTTGGATTTGTTTCTAGCGAAGTGATGGATATGTTGGAACGTTCAAAAGAATTCACTCGCAACATTACCAATCAAAATATTGGACAAACTGCATTAGAATCTCGAATTACATCTATTGATGGTGTTCAACTGATTGAAGTTTGGGACGAATCACGTTTCTTTGATGGATTTGATTTCACTGATGGTTATAAGCCAGCAACAGATGCTAAGGCAATTAATTTCTTATTTGTGGTTAAGCCAGCGGTTATTGCTATCGTTAAGGAAAATGCTATTTACTTATTTGCTCCCGGAGAAGTTGGTCAAGGTGATGGTTATCTTTATCAAAACCGTTTATATCATGATTTGTTCGTCAAGGAACAAGAAAAAGACGGAATTGCGGTATCTTTAAAGCCGAGTAGTAGCACAAAGTAAGCCGAGTATAAGCTTGGATTCTGTTACTGATACAACGGCAATAATTAATGTGAAGGAGGACTAAAATGTCATATACATTTACTGATAATACTGGAAAAGTTCTAGGTTCTAATCTTGAACCAGATGAGAACGGAAACGTAACCATCACAGGACTTTCACCAGAAACAACTTATTCAGGAGTTACTACTATTGGAGATAATGGTGCTCAATCAAATTCGATTGATATTACCACTAATGCAGCAGCTCCAGTCAATGTTTCGGTAACTGGAGTAACGATGTCTCAAAAGACAGCTTCAATGAAAGTTGGAGATACTAAGCAAGTAATTGGTAAGGTTGCTCCTGAAAATGCAACCAATCAAAACATCACATATTCATCAGAAGATGAAGCGATTGCCACTATTGATGATCAAGGTAATATTACAGCCATTGCAATTGGAACTGTTAATGTAATTGGTACGTCGGAAGATGGATCATTTACTGATAAAACAGCTGTTACTGTTGCCGAAGCAACAAAGTAGGTTAGACATGATCGATGTAGAAAAGTTAACTAAAAATGTAACATCTATGAACCCAAAGGCTGATGATGGTCAAACTGATGATCAATATAAGCTTATCTTGGATATGTTGATCAAGAAGCTTTTAACTGACGTTTCTGCATACTTGAATGTGATTACAGAGGATATTCCAGAGCAACTATATCCGGATATTTTGATGGTTATCACTAGTTGGATTCAGGATAATAAAATTCTATTACCTGATGAAGAACGAAACTCTGGACCAGTATCGAGTATTACTGAGGGAGATACCAGCGTTTCTTATGCGGTAAGTCAAACTGCTGTATCTAAAATTTCAGGAGCGGACTTTTTGTCCGTATCTGGATTTAAGCAAACATTACGTAGATATAGAAAGGTGGACAAACCATGGGGGATGCCTTACGACTTGCCTCCTCAATGAAGCACGCTAAAAGTTCGATTGAATCAATGTATCGAGATAAGATTAGCGTATTCAAAAAGGTGGATAAACCTACAAACGTTGGTTTTGATAATCGAAGTGAATTAGTAGAATTGTATTCTAATATTCCGGCTAAGGTTTCTATGAGTGGTCTTAAATCAACCGCAAATGAAGCACAACCAATGCAACAATATGATGCAGTCATTTACACCTCTAATAACATTACAATCCCAGCAGGGGCGATTATTAAGATTAGGGATAGTAATGGGAATGCTATTACTTATCGTCGGGCATCTCATGGTTATAAATCGTATGCTACTCATCAAGAAATTCAAGTCGTTTATGACGAGGTAGATTAATGGGTAGTGCTAATTTTGATTACTCTGAATTTGAAAAATACGCTGATAACTTTAAGAAAATATCATCAAAGATTGTTAACTTGGATACAGCAGTCGAAGCGTTACAACGAGCTGGTAATAAATCATTAACAACTGTTAAAAAGGCAACACCTACTAAAGGTGGGACTTTAAAACGTGGTTGGGCTGTTGAGAAAGTTAAAAAATCTTCAAATGGTGCGAGTTTGATGCTTATTAATAACATTGAATATGCACCATTCGTGGAATATGGTCATCGTCAAAAGGTTGGGTTATACGTTCCTGAGTTGGGTAAGAGATTAGTTAAGCCGTGGGTGAATGGGGCGTTTATGCTAACAGATTCAATGGATGAAATAGCCCGACATTTAGATGATGAAGCGGATAAGTTAATGGCTCAATTAACAAGCATGCTGGAGGATTTTTAATGTTAGAAGTCGCTGAAATGATAGCAACTACAATCAAGCAGATTATTCCAAATGCTAAGGTATCAGATGAATTCCATGACGATGCCAGTGATATGGTCGGTACTTTTGTAGTTAATCAAACAAATATAGAAAGCACTTATAAGCCTTCATCAGAACAGATGATCGCTTTTTTATTTGATGTTGTTTATTTCCCTAAGAGTGAAACTGGAAAACGTAAAAGAGAACTAAGGCAGACGGAGGAAGCGTTGATTAGTGGGATTGATCCATTAATAAATGCAGATGGATCGCCTGCCTTTCATGTATCTAGACTTGAATCAAATACAATTGATGATATTTTACATGTGACTTTTACAGTTCGTGCAAGGATGGCAAAATTTGATGATCCGTACTTTTCTGGTGAAGTGAGCACTAATACAAATATGAAAAATTAGGAGGTACTAATGCGAAAATATACACGCAATGAGTTAGTAAATATGAGTTCATTTCCAGGTTATAAGCGAGATTTATATAAACTAGCTTTACAGGATGGAATTCGATATACATTGGCGGAAGCTGATGCGTTGGTACAAGAATTTAAGGAGGACATGTTTTAATGGCTGGTGGAAATTGGAAAGATCAAAATAAAAAACTGCCTGGTACGTTTATTAACGTACGGACTGCTGCGCAAAATCCAGTAATGTCTGATGGAGATCGTGGAACTGTTTTGACATTACTATCTGGTCTGAATTGGGGGCCTGAAGGAATTGTAGAAGTAAATAAAGGGACTGACTTTATTTCTGCCTTGGGTCATGATTTAACTGATGATGCATTGACCGGTATTCGAATGATTTTAGCTAATGCTAATAAGGTATTAATTTTCAACGTTAATCCAGGTGTCAAAGCGACTGGAACTGCGGAAACGATTCCTTGGAAATTTGAAGCTAAGTTTAATGGTGCCGTTGGTAATGATGTAGCTGTGACTGTGGCAAGTGATGCGAATGATGCAACAAAGGCAATCATTACTACTACATTTAAGGGAGCTTTGATTGATAAACAATCAGCACGTAAGGCATCTGAATTCAATGGTAATAATTTTGTAGTAGCAACGGTAAAGCTTGACATTAATGACGACGGTTTGGAAATGATTTCAAACTTGGTTACCCCGGTAGCTATTCAAATGAGTGGAGGCGCTGCTGAAACCAGTGAATCAAGTCTTACTTTAAACGAAGTAAGTGACACAACTGCCACTGTAAATATCCAAGAATATTCAACAGGAGATGGTGCGGACCCAGTTACTGAATTCCAAAAGGCGATGGATACTTATGAATTCAATGTAGTTGTAGCCGCTAATTCATCTGATAAAGCGTCAATTAATCGAGTTATTGCTGCTGGAGTTGAACGATTGCGTGATGAACAGGGTCGTAAAGTTATGGCGGTTGTTCCGGCAAGTGCTGGAGTTGAAGCAGATTATGAAGGAGTCATTTCATTAGGAAATGCGTTAGTATTTAACGACTTGAAATTGACACAGGCTCAATCTGCTGGTTGGGTGGCTGGAGCGACTGCTGCTGCTGAATCTAATCAATCGCTAACGTATCGCCAAGTTAATGGGGCAACTGATGTGGATGTTCGTTTTACAGAGGAACAAGCAATTTCAGCTATCAATGATGGTCAAATGTTGTTCACTGCTTCTCGTGGAGCTGTGAAGGTGCTGGAAGATATTAATTCACTGCATACTTTTACTGATGATAAAGGAAAAGCATTTTCTAAGAACCGAGTAATGCGTGTTGTAGACGATATTGCTAATTGGGTTCGGATTAATTGGGAAGATAACTATATTGGTAAAATTACAAATAATTCCCAAGGACGTGACCTGTTCAAATCGGCTATTGCTACAAAATTAACTGATTTACAAACAGCACAAGCTATTCAAGATTTTGCTGTTGAAGACATTACAATTGCTCAAGGAAATGATAAAGATTCTGTTGTAGTTGGCTTGGCTGTGACGCCAACCGATGCCATGGAGAAGCTTTACATGGATGTAGTAGCAAACTAAGGAGGACAATATGACATTTAAAAAGCCTGGTGATGTAATTAATTCTCGATCAGGATTAATGATTATGACGGTTGATGGTGAGAATAGAACTCTTGCCGAATTGACTGAAGTAGAAGCACAAATAGAAGGTAATATCGAAGAAATTAATTTATTAGGACGGCGCATGAAAGCACATAAGTTGACTAGCCTTGAAGGTACGGGTTCACTTAATTTCTATCATGTTTCTAGTGATTTTTTGGTTATTTACAACGAATATAACGAAACAGGTATCTGGCCAGATATTTCTATTACCATGACTGTTGAAGATACGTCATCAAATACAGGAAAACAGGTTGTTCAATTAATAGGAATAACCTTCGCTCAAGCTGCAATCGGAAACTTAAATTCTGATGATGGCTTCCTTGAAGGTGAAACTGATTTCAACTTTGACGATTATAAGATTATTCAAACATTTGCATAATAAGGAGAATTAACATGACTGAAGAAAATAAGAACGTAAGCTTAGAAGCATGGTTGTTGCCTGAACAAGAAGATGAAACGGTTGAGTTAAAGGTTTCTGAAAAGCTTCCAAATTTCATTATCAAAAAGATTTCTGCAACTCGTATTAATAAGTTACGTAAGCAAGCAGAACGCCCCACAGGACGTGGTAAGCAACGTGAGGTTGATGGAGATGTCTTGTCTTCATTGCTAATCGGCGAAGCCGTTGTGGAACCTGACTTAAACAATGCAACAATTCAAGAACACTATGGAACAATGGGTGATCCAGATGCTACGCTACAAGCAATGCTGTCTGCTGGACAATATGGATCGTTATCAACGGCTATCAATGATTTCAGTGGTGGAAATTCAACTCTTGACGATATGGTGGCCGAAGCAAAAAAATAAGTAAGCACTCTGGTTTAGAGTTTAATTATTATTGGCGTGCAATGTTTGAATTTGGTTGGACACCCTCTCAATGGCTTTCATTTACTGTAGAGGAGAAGGCGTTAATTATTGCTGGATTCCAAAGGCATGATGAAGAACAAAAAAGAGAAGAGCAAAGAGCTAAATCAAAAGTAAAACATCATTAACGAACTAAGAGCATGGGAGGGATATTCGTTCCTACTCATGCTCTTTTTTTGTAGAAAGGAGTTTAAATGGCTAAAGAAGTCTCAACAAGATTAAGCTTGGTTGATAATTTTACAAACACTTTAGGATCGATTAATTCATCGTTAGGAAAGGGATTATCATCAATGAGTGCCTTTAGCAAAGGTACTACATCGAGCATGAATGGAACCAAAAATGGGCTTAATGAAGTTGGTTCAGCTGCCAATGAGACAGGTAGTATTTTTAAGTCCGTTTTGGGAGCAAATATAATTGGGTCTGGTGTTACCAAAGGTATTGGATTAGTTACGACTGGTATTCATGGAATGATTGAAGAGCTAAATAGTTCTTCAAAGGCATGGCAAACATTCGAAGGAAACATGAATCAGATGGGTGCGAGTCCAAAAGAAATCGCCAAAGCTAAGTCATCCATGCAAGATTATGCAACTAAAACCATCTATTCTGCTTCAGATATGGCGTCGACTTATGCACAATTAGCCGCCGTTGGAACTAAGAATACTGGTAAATTAGTTAAAGGTTTTGGTGGATTAGCTGCCGCTTCAGAAGATCCTACACAAGCAATGAAGACGTTGAGTCAACAGGCCACTCAGATGGCTGCTAAGCCTAAGGTTGCATGGGAAGACTTTAAACTTATGTTGGAGCAGTCTCCAGCTGGAATGTCTGCTGTTGCTAAATCCATGGGTAAATCCGCTGCTGAATTAATTGCTGATATACAGAATGGAAAAGTTAAAACACAGGATTTCTTTGATGCAATTTCTAAAACTGGAAATAATAAGGATTTCACCAAAATGGCTACTCAATTTAAAACAGTTGGCCAAGCTATGGATGGTGTCAAGGAAGAGCTTTCCAATAAATTACAACCATCATTTAAAAAGATTAGCGATGCTGGTATTAAGGCAGTGTCGGCAATTGGTAGCGCCATTGGAAATATGAATTGGGATGCAATAGCTGGTGGCGTTGATAAAGTATTGAATACTATTAGCAAGTTAATTAATTACGCCTCAGATCATTCAGATTGGATAGCTCCATTAGCAAGTGGAATATTTAAATTTGTAAAAGCCGCTGCCCCAGTGGCTGGCGTATTGATTGGTGCTTCTGGAGGAGTATTAGCTTTTAATAAAGCTTTGTCTGGTATTTCGACGGTGATGGGAGCAATTATGAAGCACCCCATTATTTCGCTAATAGTTGGTTTGGCCACCGCATTTATGTATGCATACCAAAATGTAAAACCTTTCCATGATGCTGTTGATAAAGCCATTCAAAAGATTGGTGAGTTAGCTGGTAAATTATCAGAATCTAAGGGATCGCTTGGTAATTTCGGATTTGCACTTGAAGCTCTTGGAGGAGTTATCGGAGCAATTGGCATCGCCAGATTAGTAAAAAAGTTTTTAGGTTTTAAAAAAGCTATGTCATCTACTAAGACTGCTGCCGAGGGAATGGCTGGTGGTCTTAAAAATGGTGCTAAAGGCACAAATAGTCTTAAAAATGGATTAAATGGATTGATGAAAGGAGCCAGTATTGCATTGATAATTGCATCATTAGCATTACTTGCAGCTGCTATAACTCCATTGTCTAAAACGGGATCACAAGGTGCTATTGCAATGATTGCTTTTGGTACTGCAGTTAGTATTATGGCGGCAGTTTTAGGCTCTATGGGTACAAAATTACAGACCAGTATGACTGGTATTTTAGCATTTAGTTTAGCTATATCTATGATGGCATTAGCTATGGCACCATTGGCGCAAACCGGAACGCAGGGAGCTATTGCAATGGCAGCATTTGGTGTAGTTATTGGTGGATTAGCTATTGTTATGGCATTAGTTGGACCTGCCTTAACAGCTGCATCAATTGGAATGTTGGCATTTGGCGCTGCTATTTTGATGGCTGGAATAGGTGTTGGAATAGCTAGTGCTGGAATGGCGTTATTGGCAACTCAGTTACCAATAATTTCTCAATATGGACTTAGTGCCGCATTGGGATTAGCAGCATTAGGATTGGCTGCAATTGGATTCGGAGTTGGTGCATTAGCTGCTGGTGTTGGATTGGTTGTTTTATCAGCTGGTCTTCTAATACTTGGAGTTGGTGCAACAATAGCAGCTGTGGGTATGGTTTTGCTAGGAGTTGCCACAATGGTTTTCGCAGTTGGAATTGCACTGGTAGGTGTAACCATTATGATTGTTGCCCTTGGGCTAACAATGATGTCTGCTACCTTACCGACGGTTGCATCTGGTTTAATGATGGCGACAATGGGAATGGTAATGTTTTCTGCTTCAGCAATACTTATGATGGCTATGTCAATTGTATTAGTTCTTGAATTCACATTGCTAGGTGTGGCTTCTTTGATACTTGGCGCTGGATTAATGGTTGTCGGAGCAGGAGCTATGGTTGCTGGTGCTGGATTTATGGTATTAGGCGCTGGTTTAATGGTTACGGCTGCTGCTATTGCTATGGTATCCACTGCTGTGATGATGATGTTTTCTACATTTGTGTCGATATTTAGTCAAATTGTTTCAGCTGTTACTTCGGCTATGAGTAATGTGGTTACGGCTGTTAGTAATGGTATTCACCAAGCTGTTAATGCAGTTAAAAATGTTGGGAGCTCCTTAATAAGTGCTGGTACAGATTTTGTTATGGGATTTGTTAAGGGTATTGAGGGAGCTATTGGAGATGCTGTTGCTGCGGCAGGAAAGATGGCAAAATCAGCCGTTGATGCTGCTAAGAGTTTCTTGCATATTCACTCACCATCTCGTGTAATGCGTGATCAAGTTGGTTATTATGTAGGCGCTGGTATGGCCGTTGGAATTGATGGATCAGCTTCAATGGTTGCTAAAAGTTCTACAAATATGGCAGAAAAAGCATATAGTGCAGCTTCTGCTGTATCTACACCTACATTGGCAGCACCACAAATTGATAAGATGGCAGAAGTTACAAATGTTGGATCAACATTGGCTAACGGGTTTATTCAAGCAACAAATGCATTGAGTGGATTCTTGCAACAGTTAACAGCGTTAAATAGTCAATACAATGTAGGTATTAGTGCAAGGACGAGTGAGGTTGGTGTGTCAACTTCACAATTAAAGCCCACATCTATTACGGGTAATAGTGTGCAAAATGATGAAAGAAATTCAAAAACAAGTTCAATTGTTATTGAAAAGGGAGCGATTCAAGTTGTTACGCCTGATCCTGAACGTAGTACTGAACAAATGATTCAAGAAATAGAAGATTTTTTGCTGAAGAGAGAAGACGGTAATTTATCTTTTGCTAGGGGGTAAAAATGGCAATTAGTTTATTTATAACTAGAAAAGATGGATCAGTTCATGAGATGCCAATGGTTCCTGAAACGATTAGTTACAGTAAAGAATCCGGCAATTCTCAAATTGATGTTATTCAATTAGGCGAAATTACACGGCTTGGAAATACAAAGTTATCTCGTATTGATCTAGATATTCGTTTGCCCGTAGATTTACGGGCTAATAAGTCATATATTACGGCTTCTAGATTAGAATGGGATAGCGGTAATAAATATCAAGATATGTTACATGATATTTTTGAAAATCATGAAGTGGCTAGGTTCGTCATTACAGATACATTTTTCAATGATGTATTTACAATTGAGAGTTATGAACCAACTCTTAATGAACAGGCTGGTATGTACACCGTATCGCTTAAATTAGTACAATGGGTCGATTATGCACCATTAATATTAACTCAGGCTCCAGTTCCAAAATCGCAACATGCAAGACCAACGCAGGTACAAAATCCTAGATCAAGTGGTGGAAATATTGGAGTGGGTTCAGTGGTAATAGTGAACGGTCAATTACATCGTGATTCATATGGAAGCGGGCCAGGATTAACGGAAGCCAATGCTACAAGAAAGGTTAACTTTACGGCTCCCGGACGTGCCTACCCATATCATGTAACGATGATGGATGGTGGTTGGCGTGGTTGGGTCAGTGCAGAATCAGTGAGGTTAGCATGATGGTTAGTAATGGTTATTTTTCAAATCAACAATCACATTTTACTGAAAAAATCACTAGGTTAACTGTTTGGAATTCAGCGTATAACGAAGATATGGACATGATCCGGAACGCTTCAGATGTTAAGTTACAGTATTCGATTGATGGTGCCACAACTTTGACATTCACAACCTTGAGATCATATTCATATAACTATATTCCTAACAGTGGAGATTTGGTTACTATGGACTTTGCTGGTAAACGGGTATTTACTGGTCGAGTATTCGTTCGAGAGTTATCGGATGATGTAAAATGGGCTATCACTGCATATGACAATATGCGCTATTTAAAAGGTACTGGTACGATTGTTTGGGGGGCGACGACATCTAGTCAACGCCTCAAAACTATCGCTGAAACATTAGGATTGCCTTACGAAATAAGGCATAGTAGTTTGACTGCTGCACCGGCAGAAGTATCTGATGGAGTTACTTTTTTCGATATGCTATCTAAAGCAATTGAATATGCCAATCATGATGGGAAATTTGTTATTTATGCAGATGAGTATGGTAAGTTGATCCATGAAGATGCTAGTTATTTGGATTATGGTCTGTTAATTGGAGATAGAAATGGGGCAATTGATTTTACATTTAAAGCCGATATTGAGGATTTGTATAATCAAGTCACTGTTACTAATGAAGATTCAGAGACAAAACAACGTACATCAAAAACAGCTAGTGATTATGAATCAATGGATAAATACGGACCATTATTTATGACAGAAAATGCCGATAGCAATACGAATTCATCTCAAATGTTAGATAAGGCTAAAAGTTTATTAAATGAAAAAAATAAGGAAAAAATATCGTTCTCTCTAAGTGCCATTGGTGACATGCGCTTTAGAGCAGGGACGATTTTTTATGTTGATATGTATGCGACTAACGCTATTGGTGTTGGTCAAAACAGACGAGTGTTTGCTACACAAGTTACACATACATTTGACAAAGGACACACTATGGAAATCGAGGTTGATTTACTATGACCCAAAAAAATAATGCTGGTAATTATTTGTTGTCAAAGTTAAATAGTAAAGGTGGAAAAGAGACTGATTATACTGATGAAGTTTTTGGCCAAGTAATCAGTACCTCACCGTTAAAGATATTAGTTGATTCTAGAATGACATTAACTGCTGAATTTTTAGAAGTGAGCATGTTGGCTAAACCATTATCTGTGAACGTTAAGATTCCAATTAAGGATGAAGATAATAAATTTGCTGAAGGGACAGTTAAAATTTGGAATGGTATGACAAGTGGCGATAAAGTGAGAATGCTTAGAGTTTCTAGTGGACAACGATTTGTGATTATGGAGGTAGTTTAATGTCTGAGTTAGATACAACGCCATTACCTTCAAGAACTTATCGAGTTTCTAACGGTCGAATTGTCATGATTGCTGATGGAGCTGAGGCGATGAACCAAGCGATCGATAAAGTATTGAGAACACCGAGATTTGAAGTGCCATGGCTTAGTCAACAATACGGAACTGACGTATTTCAATTAATTGGTCAACCAATTGATTATGCTAAAAGCGAAGTGGAACGTATGATTACTGAATCACTTTCTGTTGATGACAGAATTATTGATATTTCTGTCAATTCTATTGAACAAACAAGTAATACAGATTTGTTAGTTAAACTGACTATTACTACTATTTTTGGTGAATTTAAAAAAGAAACGGAGGTTAGTAAATGACAACGCCTAATGATTTATTAAGTGAATTGCAAAAACATAATTTTCAATATTTTATGGATATTATGTTAGAACGTGTTCCTGTAAATATGGACGTTCGTGAAGGGTCTGTTATTTATGACGCTTTGGCTCCTGTATCTTGGGCACTTGCTGAACAAAACATCAATATGGTGAATGTTTTACTAGATACTTACACTCAAACGGCAATTGGGGATGCATTAGATTGGCGTGGCGCTGAGAGGGGAATTGTTCGCAATATAGCTACAAAAGCTAGGGTCAAAGCATCGTTTAAGGACATGGAAGGTAATCCTTATAATCCTGAAGTTGGAACTCGATTCTCGTCAATTACAAATGATCAAACAGAACTAATTTATTATCAAGTTAGCGAAAATATTGTTGATGGTCAGGCTGAATTAGAAGCCGAAGCTGCTGGAGGTAATGGTAATTATTATCTTGGACAAATTCTACCAATAACTAATATGAATGGATTAGGCTATGCTGAAATTATCGAAATTACTGTCCCAGCACGAGAGGCGGAGAATGATGATGATTATCGAGCACGTATTTTGGATTATTCAAGCGTTGCCGAATACGGAGGAAACGTTGCGGATTATTTAAAATTTGTTGGTGAAAATGATGATATTGGTGCTGTTCAAATCTATCCAACTTGGAATGGTGGCGGGACAGTTAAAGTGGTGATCCTTGATAATGATTTAAAACCTGCCAGTGATACTCTAGTCAAAGAAGAACAAGAGATACTTGATCCGATAGAATTAAGTGGCGATGGATATGGAATTGCCCCAATTGGCCATACTGTAACTGTTGTTGCACCTGAAATTCATGCAGTAGCCGTGGATCTTACAATTGAAACAGCGACGGGGATTGATCCTGAAGATGTGGCAAATGAGGTTAAAGGAGCTGTTAAGGATTATATAGAAAATGAAGTTAAGTTAAATTGGGCTAATGCAACAGATACTAGAATTTATACAATGATAATTTATCGATCACAAATAACAGCTGCCATTTTAAAAAATACAACTTCAATTATCAACGTTCAAAAGGTATTAATTAATGGTAAGGAAGTTGATGAGATTATTAAAATGGATGCTAAAAAGCAGGAAGTTCCAATTACTGGTGAGGTGACTGTACATGCCTAGATTGATAAGGCTAATTGATTTAATGCCAACATATTATGATGAAGTTTTGGAAATGAATACTATTTTATCGGTTGAACAACCAATACTTGATGAACTTGAAGTAGTTATGGAGGAGCAAGCAGCTAATCAATTTGTCATGACGGCAGATGAAAAAGGGATCGGAGTATGGGAAACACTTGTTGGAATTAAAAGCGATAATAGTATGGATTTGGAGTCAAGGCGATACAATGTCTTGGCTTTAATTTTACCTGCAAATAGAATTACTATTCGATACTTAAGAAAGCTTTTAACGTCACTTAATATAAATGCAAATCTAACTGTAGATGGGCCTAATTTTAAAGTTAATGTCGATTTTTATTCGACAGATATGGGAGCATCAAAAAGATTAACTTCATTATTAAGGGCTTTGCTTCCTGCAAATCTTTCGTTTACTGCAATTAATAGTGGAGAAAGTTCAGAAAATACAACTATTTATACTGGTGTGGCTGGAATGTATAGCCGAATTAATACGAATAAGGGGGAAACCAATGGCTGAAAGTTATAACAAATGGTACATCACTCAAATGCAAATGAACGCCCAACAGGCGGCGACAAATGCAAAGAATCAAATTATTTTTAAACGGATTATTGCGTCATCTGATGTTTATAAGCAATCAGATTTGCAAACTTTAACAAACAGCGCAATTGGAACAATCAAGGTTAATCAAAGTGCACTGGTAGGGATGATTAAAATTGACCAAAATACCATAACTGTTGCTGCTAACTTTACTAATAGCGGACTAAAAGATGCTTACCAAATGAATACGTTATACTTAATCGCAGAGTACAATGGATCAGAATATTTGGCAGCTGCAACAACCGCTGTAAATCCATGGTACATGTCCGAAGAAAAACCAGATGAGCGTGTTGAATATACGTTCAAGGTTAAGATAGTAATTAGCAATACCGCTATTGTTAATACAACAATTGATCCAAATGTTGAAGTTTTACATGAAGAATTTGATGATTATAAAAAACATCAAGATGAACGAGATGTTGGTCAAGATGGTAAAATAACCGCTTTAGAAGAAGCTGATAAAAATAATGTTAAAATTACTGGAGAACAATCTATTGATGGCCCTAAGACGTTCATTCAAAAGATTCTTGGAAATATTTCAGGTACAGCTGGAGCAGCAATTAAGTTGTTGACCGGACGTAATATTACAACTAATCTAGCTTCAACTAGTGCAGCTAAATTTGATGGAACAGTTGATATAACTCCTGGAGTGTCCGGTATATTGCCTGTGTCTAACGGTGGAACGGGTACAAATAATGGTAAGACACCTAGTGCTTCTAGTGCTGATAAATTAAGTCAAGGTCGTAAAGTTCAGGTTGATTTAGCCTCTAATAATCCAATAAATTTTGATGGCACTGAAGATGCATACCCTGGTGTATTTGGTGTACTGACACCTTTTAATGGTGGAACTGGTAATACAACTGGTAATGCGCCGAGTGCTAGTAAATTAAATCCTGGGCGATATATTCGAACTGATTTATCTTCAACCAATACAGCAATATTTGACGGAACAGCAAATGTTACCCCTGGAGTTACTGGTGTATTACCTATTGCTAACGGTGGTACTGGACGGAGTGATGGTTTGGCTGATCCTTTAGGACGTTCAATTAGTTCTAATTCAGATTTGAATACTATAGTGAAGCTAGGATTTTATCATGCATCTCAAAATGCAACTGTGGCAACTTTTAAGAATAGCCCAACTAAGTATGCTTTTTCTATGGTAGTAGAGAGAAACGGTGCTGATGATGATGGAACGCCTACTAAATCAGGTTATGGTACTAAACAAACTTTAAGCGTCTACAACAGTTCAGATACTTATACTCGATATAATACGGGTGGGACTTGGAGCCGTTGGGTCAAGGTTCTTTTTGATTTTCCTAGGGCTATGTCAGGTAACTTCTCTGATATAAAATCTATCCTTACAGACATTCCAAAATGGTCAGGTCGTTGGTCCGCCTCTAATATGGCAATAGCTAACAAGCCTACAGGATTTGGAAATTATTGGGTTCTGGAAGTCATTCCTGGATATAATGCACAGAATGGGGTTCTAGTTGCTCACGACTATCAGTTAGGAAAACATAGTTTAGCAACAGTTAACAATGGAATATTGTCGTCTTGGACGTCGATTGGGGATGATACAAATACTGTGCATAAAAATGGTAACGAGACCATAAAAGGGGTTAAGAGTTTCGAAAATAATCTTCATATGATCAATCATCAGGCCATCTATTTTGACGCTCTTGAAGCTGACAAGATGAATACTCTGATGTATGCGACGCATCCTACAAAAAGTGGTAGTCCTGTTTTGCAGGTAATGTATGATTCCTTTGGACATATGCTTGGATTAGGTGCTGGTGGAACTACAATGGTTGGGGGAGGTGAGTCTGTTCTAACTTACATGAATCTTTTGAACGCAGGAGGAGCGAGACCTGCTGCGTTGAAAGATGTGGGGCCTAGCAACGAGCAACTATTACTAGCTTCCGACGGCTCTGTTATCATTCATTCTGGATATAATGCAGGAGGTACAACTGGAGCAACATGGCAGTTTGATTCTTCAGGTAATCTTCAACAATGGTATTCAGGGAAGTGGGTTAGTCGTATTAGTTCTAACGGAAATATGCTAGGTAACTTAGATGGTAATGCATCTAGTGCCACAAAACTTGCTACAGCTAGAACAATCGGTGGTGTTTCATTCAACGGAACAGCTAACATTAACTTACCTGGTGTGAATGTCGCTGGTAATCAAAGTACTACTGGTAACGCTGCAACTGCTACTAAGGCAGTAAGTGCTGATAAATTAACCACAGCTCGTAAAATTAACGGGGTTGCATTTAATGGAACAAGTGATATTTCTATCACTGATCCAAATGCCGTCCATAAAAATGCTGCACTCTCTATGAAAGAGTATTCTGTAAACTTTTTCGGAGCTACTAATGCACTTCAATTCCATGTAACTGATACTGGGGTTGGAGTAACAGTTGCTGGAACGTTGCACATGGCGCCAAGTAATGGTGGTGAAAAAGCTGGAGTTCAAATTCCAGCAGGAGTACCGCTTCCGCCTTATGATATTAGAATCCCATGGACTTCATGGGCTGGTATTGGGGGCGTCACACTTAGATCGGGATTTCATGGATTCTTTTTATTAAAGAAAGATTCAAGAGATATTTATTATAAGCAGCTATCGTTGAGAGAAAATGATGATAAGGACTACACTATATCAGCGGGAGTTGATACGAGTGGCTTTTATCCTACACATTAGTCAAAGGGAAGTAGAATGGAACAATTTTTAAAAATAATGTATATGAATTTAAACGGGGCCACGGAATCTACGGTCCTGTTTTTATTTATGATGATTGACACAGTATTTGCGAATACTTGGCGAAGACGTCGAGGTGTAGCAATTACAAGTGGAGGCGGATTAGGTGGATTAATTAAATCAATTCCATTGGCACTGATGCCAGTATTAATTTGGATTGTGGAAATTCCATTATCTTTGGCGCCAGATCATATTGCTGGATTGGCGATTAATTTTAACCCGGCTATTTTCGATCTAATTGCTTTCCTAGTCTTCATTTTAATTGCTTGGTATTGGGTAAAATCAATCTTGGCCAACGCAAAATTAGCTGGATATAATCCACCAGATTGGCTAGAAAAATTTATTGAAGATGAGTATCACGTTAAATTAGGCAAAATCGAAACTGAACCTAATTCAGCAAAAAAAGATCAAAAGATTAATGTATCTCAAACGTATGGTAGTCGAAATGATGACGACAAATTTAAATAGGAGGAAACAATAATGACAGAAGTATTTTCAAATTTAGCAACTAGTTTAGACCCTCGACCAGTATATAATGGTGGATTACGAACACGAGCAATCGACTTCGTGGTAATCCATCATAATGCTACTACCAGCAAAGAAGGAGCTATTGGAACGTGGGTAGTTGGCTCTGGAGCATTCACTTCGGCGCACTACGAAATAGCAAATGGCGAAATTATTGGAACATTGGGCGAAAACTTCATAGCTTATCATGCCGGTGGAACTGGTGGGACAGATGTTCCTAAGATTAGTGACATTAACAATCGTTCAATTGGACTGGAGTTTTTAAACTCGACTGGTGCACCGAATTGGGAAGTCGGAGATGAGACGTTACGATCTGGCGGTAAATTACTAGCAGATATTTGTGCTCGTTATGGATTGCCGATTGATCGAAGTGCTATCAAACTACATGGTGAGATTACAGCCACACAATGTCCCGGTGGATTAGATATTGATAAGTTAATCCAATATGCTCGTGAAGCTGCTGGCGGAAACGGTGGTGCAAGCAATGATACACCAGTGGAAGAATCAGAAGCTATGCGAAAGTTCAAAGAAGATAGCCAGTTTACATTGTATAAACCATTTAAGGTAGATAAAGTTGAAAATATTTATGGAATGTGGCAAGCTATCAGTTTTGAGATGGCAGGGGGTAAAGATGCAAATTGGCTCGATCATGGGATTCCACTTGCGTTAGTACATCGAACTGATGGTGGAGATAACAATGATGTTGAACCAGGGGCAATGATTGCTTTTGACAATGGATATAATAATGGAACTATTGATAAGTATGATGAACCTACAAATGGAGTTTATATTTCTTGGGGAAGTACTTATGACGGTACATGGTTTAATGCAGATGCATTGATGAATCATTAA